GGGTGTAAATAAAATCCGCCCCCCATCAAAAAAAAAGGGGGGGGCAAAAACAAAAAGCACGGGGAAAATAAAGTTTTCGCCCCCAAATACCGCTGGAGAGATAGAGCGGTACAGATAACTAATCAGTTGGTTAAGTTAATAAAATCAATGGGTTACGTGGCTTGGTTCCACGTTCGGTTCCGGTTTTGGTACAATTTTTGGCGTTTTCTCTGGTTCTGTTGGTGTTGTCGCCAACTCTGCCACCGCATCTAAATGCTGCCTAGTATCATCCACTGAAACTGCGCGTTTTTCGACCATTAAACCGCCCAATTTTGCCAACGCAACCAATGCTTGCGCCGCAGCCGAATGCTGACCCGCGCCGCTAGCCGCTGCCGCGACGCGCCGCAGTCCGCCCGTTATTTCCTCAATTGTTATAGCTTGTGCCTCAGCATTAAGCGCTTTTAGTTCTTCCACCATTACCGACACCTTACCGTTTTTCAACAGTTCACAGGCTTTCACATGAACAACATTGTCACTCATATTTTTGGCATTATAGACCGCTCGGTAGGCGGCGCTAGCGTTACCGTCGCAAGGCCCAACATACTGCCGAGCGAATTTTTCCTGTTTTATTGTCAATTTGGAATTATGTTTCGTCATTTTATATATACACGCATAAAAAAAGCGCTAAAGCGCTCTATTTTAAGGAATTAAGTCACCTTTTAGGGCTCGCGGCAACAATTAAATTAAAAAAAATTAATTTTTCGTCATTTTTTACTTTACTTTGTTATGTCATTGCCCCATATTAACGATACGGTAATTGTGCCGACTCAAAAAGAGGTAAAAAAATGATGAAAACAATAGCCAAAAATTTAGCAATCCTTTGTTTTTCTCTTAATATTATAGGGCTGGTAGCCATTGTTGGTTATAACGCCGAAATTCATAGCAACCCCATTTTACAACTTGGAATGATCGCCAATGCCTTTTGTGGCGTTGGCGCTCTTGGCGCTTGGTTGGGAGATTGTTAGCATGAATAGAGAAACATGGCTCACAGAGGCGGCGCTTAGAATGGAAGCCGCTTTATTTCACCCCCTCAATAAATCATTACCCAAAAAATGGCGTGTTAGTTGTTCTTGGCCGTCTAGCCGTGCAAGCGGAAAGGGCAAGGCTGGCACTATTGGGCAATGTTTTGATCCTAGCGCGTCAAGTGATGAAACATCGGAAATGCTTATCAGTATGTCGCAAGATGAGCCGCTGGAAGTGTTGGCAATTCTTGCCCATGAAATGATCCACGCTATCGAAGGCATCGCAGCAGGGCACGGCCCTAAATTTCGGAAAACGGCGCTTGCTATCGGGTTAACTGGCAAAATGACCGAAACGCGCCCAAGCGATGCGTTTAAACGTGACGTAACTCCCATAATTGAAAAATTGGGTAAATACCCGCACGCCGCACTTGATATAAACAAGCGCAAAAAGCAAGGCACTCGCATGGTCAAGATGGAGTGCAATTCATGCGGTTACATTGCGCGGACAACCAAAACAAATATCACAAATTATGGACCGACAATTTGCCCATGCAACCATCAGCCTATGGAGGTGAAATAATGGCTAAAAGAAGAAAGTGTAAACCTTACTTTATCGCAATTGAATTTGTGCAAGGCCCAAAATTGGGAAAGCGTGAAATTTGGAAAGATTACGATTTAAACCATGTTTGGGGTTCGCCACTTTACAAAGTTCTAGGCTACACAAACACACACACGGAAGCTAAAGCACTGAATGAAATTTAAACCGCACTAGGGAGGCGCTGGAACGCCTCCCGAAGTGCTAACCACTAAATGATCATGGAGGATCAAAAAATGGATAATCTAGCAACTATCACAAAACCACGACCAGCGCTATATGTTGGAACATACGCCAAATATAACTCAGGCAGCATCAAAGGCGCTTGGTTGTATCTCGACGATTATACAGACAAGGCCGATTTTTACGCCGCTTGCAAAAAATTGCACGCTGATGAAAAAGACCCCGAATTTATGTTTCAAGATTGCGACTGTATCCCTAACAACCTTTATTCTGAGGGCGGTCTTGACGATAAAATTTTTGAATGGTTGGACCTTGAACACGACCAGCGCGAATATGTGCAAGCGTATTGGGATTGCGTAAGCCCTGACGCTGAAATTGACGCTATAAATGACGCATACTGGGGAACGTATGACAGCGAACTTGAATACATGGAGGATTGGTTAGATAGCAGCGGCATGCTGTCAGAAATTCCGGAAAATCTCCGCTATTATTTTGACACTGAAGCCTTTCTGCGCGATTGCAAAATAAACGGTGACGTTGAGTTTGCAGAAGGTGCTAACTATACCGTCCACGCTTTCGGGAGGGTGTAGCATGACCTCCCGCATTAAAATGTTAGCAGAAACCGCCGCCTTGCTTGGCTTGTTCTGCATCCTCTACGCCTTGCTATTCATTGCACCTGAGATTGACACCGCACTAAGTGCGGCGCTTGGGAGGGTGTGACAATGGCTGGATACAATTTTTATGCTGGCATGAGCAACAACGCGCTTAACGCCTACGAAGACGGCAAAAAGCCTCTTTCTCGAATAACGGCGCTAGACCTTAAACTTGCTGGCTGGCGAGGCACCAAGGCGGAAGCTTTGCGGCTGGCTAAGTCTGAGTTTTGGAAGCCGTGCGAATGGCACCATTCCGGCGGCACATGGTTTAACCGTGTGGATTTTTACGACCCCGCTGACCTTGTTGAATGTTGGAACGATGCAACAGATGCGGAGCGTTTAAACGCCCTCAAAAAAGAGGAGCCAAAACCCGAAGAAAAAAGAGTTAGAGGTGAGTTTACAATATGGGGCGGCACACGCCGACGACCGCGAAAGGTTGGCACCAAGCCGTTTATAGGAACACTCAAAAACAACTGGATATTTTTAGACTCTGGAGGAAAGAAAAAGGCCAACGGCAATCATATTAAATGGGAGGTGGTGTGATGAAAAACAACATTATTTATTCAGACGATGTGACACCAGAAATTCGTAAACAGGTGTCGGAAAAATTGGCCGCCATCTGGGATTCAGATGATTGGAACGAGAAGGCTCGAATTGGTGAGGTAATCGAATTCGAGATGCGCGAGGACAGCGATTTCTATAAGGCGATTCTACGTGTCTTCACTGCCTATTTTAACGAAGAGAACTGGGGATTTAATGACGATTTGCCTTGGAAAGAGGTTGCTGACCGAATGCTTGTAACCATGTGTGGGTGGTCATTTCTATCTATTGCAGAAAAGGCTGGCCTAACTGAGGAGGAGGAGTGATGAAATACATAGTTGAACATAACTTTTTGTATGGCTGGGACATTTTAAACGAGGATGAACCCACCTTCTACGACACTGTAGAAGAGGCACAAGCAGAAATTGATGATTTGATAGCTATGACCAAGGCAGCTTTTAAAAAAGGTGATATGGATGAGCCATACGATCCCGAAGATTTTCGGGTTGGGAGGACTGAACGATGAGTAGCAAAATAAAAGAACTAAAAGAAATTTTAGAAGAATTAACTACTTTGTATTACAAAGCCGAAAAAATAGACCCAGATTGCGCTCACATAATCAGTACTGCGGAAGATGTTGTGACAGACACAATCAAATTTTATGAAAGGAGAAAGTGAAATGACCAACACTATTTCAAAAAAAGATTTTGATGCAAATTTCAAAATACTATTGGATTTTATGTTGGATTTTGGCGGCGGTGGTTATTTACCAGCCCAAGATGATGAAAATGGTAGTGGTGAATTAGCGTACCTCGCTGCTGTCAGATTAGCGGGCGACGACGTAGAACCTGACCCAGAAAATACCGATGCCCAAGTTTATACAGGAGATGGAACAAGTTATTGGAGGACTGAAGAATGAAAATTACAAACCAAGACCTTGATCTTTTGCATCAAATCTTTTCAGATTATGTAGAGAATTGTGTTTCTGGTGATGCTGAAGAAATAGAAAAAGCTGAAGAATTATACAGCCGCTTACACAAATTCATAAAGGATTGAACGATGGACACTCAAGAAAGCTATGAAATTGGCTATCAGGCCGGACTTGATGCACTCGACAAGATCAACGAGGCGTTAGGAGACGACGACCCTATGGCGTTAAAAGATGCAGTAGCGGGAATGATGGTGTCGGCTATGTCTTGCGCTTATGCGTTTGCACCCACAGAAGAGGTAGCGGAAGAACTCATCAGCACAGCCCAGCAATTTGCGCTTAAAAATTGGGAGGAAGAAAATGAAAATAATTAGCACAAAATATAACGAATTTGGACCTGTGCAGTTACAGGATCATGGCAGCGCGTTTGTGGTTAGCTACCCGTCCACACACCCAGACACGAGGGGCTACCAGAAGGAAAAAAAGTTTTCTAAAGCGATTGGGAGCAATGCTTGGAACAAGGCACAAAAGTTTGCCGCTGAAAAAGCAAGAGAAGAAAATGCCTAGCCGCTGGATTGTCGGCATAGACCCGCTGGACGACATGGAGCAAGGGTACATAATCCACCGTCAAGCACCTGAGTTTGTCGCTAAATGGACGACTGAGGCAGAGGACGAAACAACTGCCAGCGATTTGGTGTACTCAGACGCAGACGATGAAGTTTCCATTGTCATTTACGACTTTGAGTTTGACGACAAGCCAAGCGAAGAAGTTTTTAGGGCAGTCTGTGCTGATGGTGTACGAGCTATCGATCAATATTTAATAAAAGGCATATAAATGACACCACAGGAATTTAAAACACACAGAAACGATCTAAACCTGACATTGCGTGGCTTTGCTGCCCTATTAAGGATGGGCAAGCATGGTTGGCGCACCGTTCAGCGGTGGGAAGCTGGCACTCAAGATATGCCAGGATATGCCGCTTTATTGATGGAAATCATTTCAACCCGACAAATTCCAGACTTAACACCGTTTAAACGCATTGATAGAAGGATTTCATAAAATCCAGCGTAAAAGGCTAACAATCCAATCCATTTTTCAACCTATACCATAAAGTCAATATTGCTCGTTCAAAACGTCTTTTAACCGTTGGCGCACCAATCCCCAAAAGCCGACCGATCTTTTTCCACGCTGGCCCTCTTTCCCGACCGACCTGTGAATGTGCAGCCGCCCACAAAATCCTTGCATCCTCACCATCCAGAATTTGAGTTGCCAAAAGCATTCTATCATACCGATCAATTTCAGCCGCCGACGCATTACCTAAACTCAGCCGTGCCTCATTATACCCAAAGGCCAAATTAGGGTCAGGAGGAATATCAGGCCACACAACTTTATACCTTTTTTTCAAAACACCAGACAATCTTCTTTCGGTCAAAGCCGCCTCGAAAAGCATCTCAACCAACCCATCAATATCCCCCGCCTCATCAATAATATCACGTTTCATCAAAAAACCCTTTTTGCGGTCTTTTTCAAGGATACGGCACCGCAAAATACCGCATTCTATATAAGAATGCGGTTTTGCGGTCTGCGGCACGTATAAACCGCAATAACCGCAAAGACCGCAATGCGGTAATTGCGGTCACTCAACAACCCAACAATATTCATTTGATCGACACACAAATTCATCTGCTACCAGCCCATCAACTGTTCGATTAAAGGTTGTACTTTTGTGTTTTTGTTCACCACTCAGAAGCCGATATGCTTCAAATCTCCAATCCTCTTCTTTCACCACCCGACCGACCGAATACTCTTTACCCAACACAGCCCCATCCATTCCATTTGATGCCAAGGCGTTCCAAAGGGCTTTGAGAACTATTTTTTGTGCTTTTCCTGTAGGTTTGGATTTTTTTCGGATCCGCACCTCATCAACAACCTCCACAACGCACGAGGTCACATCCTTACCCCTAAGATTTGTGCCAATTCGCACTCCTTGTAAGGAAAAGCCGTATTCTCCGACAATCTCAAGTTCACGCTGTTTTGTAACCTTTGCACACGAAAAATCATCGCCAGCAACGACCTCTATTTCTGTGTCTGTTGCCGCCCTCAAGGAGCTATGGCCCCTTGCCCCTTTTGCCTCGTCTTTGCCTGTATGGTGAACAATCAAGACGTGGGCTGAAACGGCCTCTCGTAGCCGATCTACGGCCCCGACAAAGGCTGTCATGTCCTTGGGACCGTTTTCATCGCCACCAGCCAAAGCGCGGGACAGCGTATCGACAACGACCATCTTGACGTTGCCTAAACGCCTTGAAGCCATCCGCACCGTGTTAATGAGCTTTTCTATATCGTCATTGAGAAAATTGATGGCTACCGGCACGACGGAAAAGGGTATTTTTTCTGCAACATTATAATGATCCCGAAAGGCGACAACGCGATTGCGAATGCCGTAGGAACCCTCCATAGCGAGGTAAAGTACGCTTCCTTGGTCAACTTCTAGCCCTCGCCAGTTCCAACCCAAGGCCACATGCAGGGATAAATCGGTGGCAAAGAAGGTCTTTCCGCTATTGCTGGGGCCATACAGAACGGACATTTGCCCGTTAATGAGTAAATTTTCGACAAAATCATCGCCAGACACAGCTTCCACCATGTCATCGGCGTCGATTGTCTCATAAACCTCAATTAATCCCTCAGTCTCTTCAATAACCGGAAACTTTAAAAGAGCCTCACGATACCCCTCGTTGACCTCAAGCCAATCTGAAGAATCTGCTTTGTTCTCCATACCAGCACAGATATTACAGATACGGACACTTTTCGCCGTGCCAAACAGGGCTTCTGCGACCTCGTTTGCATGTTTTATGCCGCGCTCATCATTATCAGGCACGATATAGACATCTTTATCCTTGAAATATTGGGTGTTTTCTTCTTCCCACTTCCGCGCTTCACCGCCCACATTGGTTGTGGCAACCATGCCCGTCTTTTTGGTGACGTTTAAACAGTCCTTCTCACCCGCAACGACGACAATTTCCTCTGCTTTGATAACAGAAGGCAAATTATATAAAACCATTGGCAAGCCGGAGTTTTTAAGTCCCCAAATCCAGCCACCCTTGCCATCAGGCCGACGCTGGCTAAAGTCATGCCCCGCATAACGCACAACTTGAAATAAGAAATTTCCCTTTGCATCCACATAATCATATTTATCGACAATAAGGCGATATGAGCGATATGCAGCTTGCAATTCTTCTTTTTCTTTCCTTTGATCGACAAGCCAGCCTCCCTCCTCATCCTCAAAGTCAAACCATGCGCCTGATTTTGTATCGACAGTTTTTGAGCCATGCTGACCAAAACGCAATTCCTTATTGGTAGACAAAGCGGTATTGGGATCACCGAATTTTTTCCGCGCAGCGTTTTCGATGTCAATCGTCATCGCTCTGCCTTAGTTGGTGAGCAACGAGATAAAAAGCACCACAACCAGTACACGTTAAATTGCTCTCAATCAGATATTCGTCGTTGTACTCGCCATTTTCGAGGTCGTGGTCACCTCCCCAAATAACTTTGGAACCGCAAATAAAACATTTTAAATTTTCAGTCATCTAAAAAGGTATCTCGTCATTCAGTTCAACTAAGGCCCGTTCTTCTGCCATGCGTCCAATCACGCACCGCAAAAACGCCAACCATTGATCCTTGTTTAGTTTTGCAAGGTCAGTAGTGTTAATGGATTCCAGATATTCCCCGCCAGCCTTCCCAGAGGCTAAAAGCATTTCATCTTCTTTTGCTGTCCAATCCATGTTCTTTGTCCTCCAAAGGTTCAAATGCTCCATTGAGCAAAAATAAACAGTCTTTCCACTTTCACCCGCCAATCGCGGTACAAAGGCAAATCCGCGCTCACATCGAAAGCAAACCGCGCAAGCCATCAGACACCGCTATCAAGCCAGCGGGTGCCATCCTCCAAGCAATATGTGACCGCTTCATCGTCAACGGTCACAACCTCGCCTTTAATAAAAGCGGGTCGATAACGCTGGTCTGGACAACCCTCACGCTGTTCAGAAACAGTCAGATTCTTGTCGTGCTTTTTGCAACGCCAGTTCGCGTTTTCGGTGGCTTCGGAAAAAATACAGGTCCGGCAATTTCTATCCGGCGCTTTTTGACCGTGACAAATCTCTGTCAGGTTACACCAACGGCAAATAAAATAATCGGGATTTTCTGAAATGCGATTGGGTAACTGATCTGGATTTTCAATAATACGCTCTGCACGACGCGCATAAAATTCAGCCTTTGATTTGTCAAAATTTGTCCTAACAGCATCCCAATCTCGCCCACCCGCAGATGCAACAACAATGTATCCGCGCTTCATACCGCGATACAGCATGTATAGTTGATGCTGGGCAAAATACATTTCGCTCCAAGCCTCTAAGGTTGCCTTCTCCCCTACCTTTTGTTTCAGCTTCCGAAACTCAGCCAACCTTTTGTCACTTACAGATTTACATTCAAGAACATGCCAAGTTTTCGGCGCTTGTTTTAAACCAAGAATTTCTCCATCCAGATGACCGCCAAAATGCCCACCAAAATCACCGACTTCGATCTGCTTGTTTGTGTCGGGATCATTGGCAATCACGGTCAAGCCATCAACCATTCGCAAACGCTCTATAATCAAATCTTCTGTTCGATGACCGTCTGCAAAATTCTTTAACGTGTTCGCCGTAAACTCTTCTTTGCCAGCAAGATAAAACCCGTAATAATTTTTCCTCTCACAGCCACCAATGCCAGACATGCCCAGATAAGTGCGCCCTGGTCTTGCGTTCTCGCGCTTTTCCAAGGCAAGGTCTGCGGCCTCAAGCGTTGGATCATTTATTTGTATTTTTACCATAAGCTAAAAAATGGGGGGGGAATGCACCCCCCCCAGTACCTAAGACCAAGGCGCTGTCGAGGTGGCGGGAGGTGTAACCGCCTCATTAGCTGGCGCTCTGGGGGGCGCATTGTTGGCCTTAGTTGGCGATAAGAAATCTTTAACCACGTTTTTATCGGGGTAGCCTGCGGTGCCAGCTTTTATGCCAACATCCAGTAAAACCTCACGGCCTAAAATCTGGTCAGTATCGGTCACTTGACCACTGACACCACAAATAGCACCCAGCTTGTTAAACTCTTTCTGGCTTATTTCACGGGAGCCATTACTAGGATTCCAGAGATTAAAAATGTGCCAAATGTGGCGCGAGTTTTCTAAGATAAACTCGACTTCCAGATAATTATTACCTTTTTGAGAGGTTTTCTCTTCAGCCCCCGCGACCTTGGCTGCGTACTTACCTTTCGGAAGAAGTTCTCCCATTGCTGGCGCTGAAACATTATTGGGATCAATAGTGATCGGTTGTGACAAAGCAGTCATTTCGCACTCTCCTTTATTGCGTTTACAAGTTCTTTCCATTCAAGAGGTAATTCTTCTGGTATCGCGTATCGGGTTTTGCCGACATAAGCTGGCCTCGCGCCAAGCTGTAAAACACGCTCACCTGTTCCAACGGCACGTTTGCGTTTATTGCCGAAACCCGTATCTGTTTCGGTAATGACGGTGCGATAATTGCAATAGCCGATAATATCAGAATGTTCGCTCACCAGCGCAGCAGCCGATTTGTGAAGTTTTAATTCATAACGGTCAAAACTTTCCTGATCCGGCGGGTCATGCCGTTTTATTGCGGAATGGGCAATCAAAACGACAACCATTCCTTTGAGTTTTCTTAAAACTTCCAGCTTTGATAAAAGGTCGCGCCAAATTTCAGCCGCAAAAGTGTAGCCTTTCCCATATCCGGGTTCTTCAATACTTTTCAGTTTGTGAATATCGCAAACCTTTTTCCATACCAAAGGTTCAAGCCAATCAAGCGAGTCAATGACAACGGTTTTGAATTTATGGTCTTCCTTTGTCAGTTCTTCAATTGCTTCAACAACAGCATCATAACTTTCCATTAAAGGAAAACGGTCAGCGCCAATAACGCCAATCCCATCTTCAGTCGGTAAAAAAATTGCATTCGGCGCTCCGGCTGCAAAGGTACTTTTGCCAACACCAGCACCGCCATAAATGGTAATGCGCGGTGGTTCCAGTTTTGGCCCACTTATAACGTCACTCAGTTTCATCTTTCTCTCCTTCTGCTAAACCTGCTTTCTGAAATAAATCGATCAATGTGTTTTCCCGTAAAACGTACAGTCGTTGGCATCGGTCTTGCCTGATAGCAACAATGTCAGCATCGTCTTGTTCCATAGCGTCATACAAAAACTTGAAGCCGCTTTTCTTTCTTTTGCACTCCACGCTGTAAGGCCCCAAACGCACATCGCCAGCAAACTCTTCGCCAAGCTGGTTTTTGTATGCGCCTGATCCAAAGACACGCCGACTTTTGACCCCAACACGGGCAAAGGCTTCCTTGACTTCATTTTCAAGCTCTCGCCCTCTCGCCTTGTTCCTTGCACTCATGGTGCCTCTCGTATGCTTGTTGATGATCGTTTGCCGTAACTTTGCCGTCTGTAACTTTAAAAATTCTGCGGCATACCCTTGGCCCTGGACGCATTTTTCCGTTTGCGTAGTAATGAACTGATGGACGGCTGCATTTGAATAATCGGGCCGCTTCCGAAAAATTTAGGTCTTGTTCTTGAAGCCAATCATTTAATAGCAAAGCGTAATCCTTTAGTTACGTTTCGTAATTATGTCATCTTTTATCACGGTGTAATTTTTCGTGACAACTACTTTTTTTTGCTGTAGCGTCATTTTTACAAAACAGTTACTAAATGGTAACTAACAGTTTACCTGTTGAGAAAAACTCAACACGAGGAGGGAAATTTTAGTGTCAAAGAATAGGATAAGTGTGCTGTGCGCTGAACATGAAATTTCGGTGGCAGAGTTGGCGCGGCAACTGGAAATAAACCCAGCAACACTCCGAACTTATAAAAGACAAGAACGACAACCACGCTTAAAACTGGCGCAACGAATCGCAAATGTTTTTTCGGTCAGCGTTGAAGAAGTTTTAGGAATTTCTGAAGAAGACGATTTATCCTCAAATTCCGAAACCTTTACTATACCTTTATATGGAAGCGCTGAAGCGGGTTTGGGTAGTGACGTGACTAATGTTGCCAGCCCTGTTGACTTTATTAATCCACACCCTGCTATTCGCAACAATAAAGGTGGGTATGCCTGTTATGTCGTTGGTACATCAATGCAGCCACGTTTTCAGCAAGGCGAGATTGTCTATGCCTCTCCTGGTCGTCCACCCAAGCAAGGGGATGATGTTATTGTCCAGATGAAAAAAGGTGAGGAAATCACAGCAATCATCAAAAGGTTTATAAGTCTGGATGATGCAGAAATTACCCTCCATCAACTCAATCCCGATTCCGAAATTACGATTGATAAAACTGAAATTACGGCTATTCACGTAATCATCGGAAATTACGTTTCGTAATTTTTCTTGACACTTCTTAATTTTTAAAGATATACTGCTTTCTGGACGTCAGGGGGAGGTCACTTCTTCTGATTAGAGGGGCTTGGGGTTTTTTACCTTTTTCTTCCCCAAGCCCTTTTTAAAAGAGGGAAGCATGAACGGTCTTTTATCATTTGAAGAAGCATCCACGGCGCTTTTCGGACGGGCAACAGATACCGAAAGAAAGCGTTTAAACAAGTGGATCAACCAGGGATATATCTCTGCCATCGTTGATGAACGGAGAACTTGGTTTCCTCGTGCAGAAATAAAAAGACTTGTGGGGGAAGAGGATGAAACCGATTTGTCCCAAATGCCACGGTAATCATTTTTACATTATGCACGACAAAACCATTCAGTGTGATTGTGAAGGTTACGACGAAATCAATAAGCCCATTCATTACAATAACGGTGGAGATGAACCGTACCCTTTTATCGAAAGTTGGGACATGAATTACGCTGAAGGCAACGTGATTAAGTACGTTGTGCGTTATCACACAAAGGGAGGGGTTAAGGATTTAAAAAAAGCACGTTGGTATCTGGATAAATTAATAGCGGAGGCGGAAAAAAATGATTTCTAAAATTTTAAACTTCTTTGCAAAAAAGCATCCAACACTCAAACAAAAACTCATTTTGGTAGCGGTTAGTTCTTCAACCTTTCGCAGTAAATTTTAATGAAACGAAAAAAACCACCAATAAGACGACGCCCACAACTGAGTAAAATAGCAAGTGAGGCACCGCTGGCGAGTGATTGGAAACCTCTTCCGAAATGGGAGATTGAAGAAAGATTTGAAGATCACCCTGATGCTGATAAAGATAGGTTGCCTCGGTGGAGAACCAGATAAAATGCCCCGAATGCGACGGCACAGGGTTTGTTTTTAACGAATACACCGTTGGAGGTGTAAATTCTAATGGCCCTTGGCAGGGTTACCGTGAGTGTCGTTCTGAGTGTGAACTTTGTCGAGGGTGGGGCCAGATTGACGCATCCACCACTGTTCCCCCACTTTTTCCATTAAAGAAATAAATTCTTGAACAAAATCCTCTGCCTGTTTTAAAGTTTTAAATTCCCAGCAAAATATCTGATCGTTATTCTGCGTTGCTGTGACATCGTAGCAGAGATCGTGTTCTTCGTGTATTGTTATAAAGTTCATAAAAAACCTCCCGTGTCAGATTTTATTATCAATCCAACACGAGAGACTTTTCAACAACTATCGTTATTAAGAATTAGTGACTAATTTTAGTGATTAATTTTAGTGATTAATTTTAGTGACTAATTTTTTAAGTAGGGATGTTCAATTCCCCACCTCTCTGTATCTTCTAAAATTGCAGTTAATTCAAACGTAGATTTTTCAAAAACGTCTTTCGGCAAATGTTTTTTTCTTAATTTATCAAAGTTAATTAAATTTTTTACTAAAGTAGAGTGTTGTAGTTTTTCTGCTTTACATTTTTTTGGATCGTCATGAACTCTTAAAGCCTCCATAACAGCGACTTTAGCCATTTGGTTTTCAAAAGCATTGACTGTTTTTCGCGTTGGAAATAGAATTTTTACTCGATTATCTGACGCTTGGCATTCTTGAATAATTGCCTCTGATTCAATAGATTTTCTTATCATTTCCGTCGCTTTGTTTTGTCCAATTTTTTTTACAATACAACTTGCGAGGGTGGGTAAACCTGCATAAAAATCAACCATTAGGACGTTTTTCATAATTGTTTTGGATTGAGGTTCTTGAAAAGTTTTTAAAGGATGATCCGCCGGTAGTGTTTTGTTTCTCTCAGCGAGTTTCAGATTAGCCCAAGTTGTGGCGCTGAAACTTTTTCTAAACTCATCGGCTTCAACAAATTTACGAAAAAGTTTTTCGTTTGGTTTGTATGGTTTAAAGTTTTCAGGTAATTCTTTCAAAGATATGTTCTTATAATATTCCATTATACCCTCCCTATTTTTAAGTCTTTAGCCCGTGAACCCACAGCCCTGCTTAATTCGGCACCTATTGTTCTATTTCTTCGTGGATCATTCAACCAGTGACCATAAACTTTTTGTGTGAAAGCAACGGAGTGATGGCCCATCCAATATTGAATTTCCACGTCCTTCGCCGTCGTTTCATAAATCAGAGTGCTTGCGTAGTAGTGCCTGAGATCATACATCGTTATGCGTTCAACCTCTGCCTTATCACACGCTGGTGTAATTATTTTTCGATTCCACTTTGTGTTATCGCACACCGCGCCAACGCTGTTTGGAAAAACCAGTCCTTGTGATCTCTCTTCTATTGGCTGAGAAACTTGCCACCGCCGCAGGGCATCCCTTAAATCATCACACAGAGGCACAACCCGACGTGCTGCACCTGTTTTTCCACTGCCGAGCGATCCATCTTTTCGCCTTCCATAAATAACAGCAAGAGCCCCTGTTTCGTTATGTCCTCCAAAATCAATTTCATTCCAGTGCAACCCTGCTATTTCGCCTGGACGTAACCCTGTCTGACTTGCCGTCTCGACCATCAGTTGCCATTTGGGACTTTTTATATGCTCGACAATTTTATCCAACTCTGAGTTGGGAACCCGCCGCTTTACTGGTTCCTCAAAATCCATTTCTTCAAGATCAATGTATTTACTGACATCAAATTTTAAAATTTTCTGCTTTATTGCCCAGTAAAAAACCATCTTCAAAGATTGCATATATTTGTCGCGGGTACTTTTGCTTCCAATCTTTTTGTTATTGTGAAACCAAACATTTAATGATTTTTCCAAATCAAGACTCTCAAAATCAGCCATCTTTACATTGCCAATTTTTTTCAAAGGAACTTTGCCAACCAGATCATCAGCAACATCAATATAATCGACATTCATTAAATTCTCTAAATGGCTAGACCTGTCTGTAACCATACTCGGTTGTACTCTCCCTTTCGTGTGACCTTGCGTTTGATATTTTCTAAGGAAACCGGATACAAAGATTTTCTTTTTTGTTTGATGGAAATAGTCCTTGTCGTAAGTGCCAGCACATTCGGCAAAAGTTTTTGCGTTAACGACTTTAACAAAGGTCTTATTGCCAAACTCTGTTTCAGCAATATCAAAAACTTTAGCGGCCTCTGCTTCTGTTTTAAATAAAGGTTTACCGCCTCCAAATTTTTCTAACCGAGCATAATAACGATTGCGTTCTTTTCGATATCCAACTTTTTTTAAATTTACTTTACTGATCTTACCCATAATTCTCTCCTTTATGGCGTAATTACGTTAAATTACTATACGTCAATTTTTGTTACGTTTAAAGCCAAAAAAAGGTCAAAACGACCAACTGACTCTTTTGGACCCAAAAGTAAACCGAGAGATTTTGGACCCAAAACCGGACCCAAGCCTAGAAAAGGCTTTAAGAACTTCTGCTAAGTCATTGAAATCATTGGTGGGCCCGGCAGGATTCGAACCTGCGACCAACTGATTAAAAGGCCTAAAATGCCCTTAAAAAAACCAAATGTTATCAATAACTTAACCGAGCAACCTCGGTTAACTCACAAAAACATTATAAATGAGAATAACTGAGAAGAAAAGAGCAGAAATGAGCAGAAGGTTTTTTTGGACCCAAAATTGGACCCAAACGATTTAGTCAGTTGGTTCATCGAGTGGAGGCTTAATATAGACGTTTCGTGTGTCGGCATCCACATACGCCATTCGGACGTTTAAACACTTCTGTAAAGTGCTTCTTTTTCTGTAAATTCGGTCGGGTTTTGTTCTACCAGGATTAACCCGAAAGGCATCGCTTTTGCTATCAAGTAAAACAACCTCGCCTTCCTCATTAATGCAAATTAAATCGCATGGCCCCTGATGGGCCAGTGGTCGAAAGATATAGTAGCCAAGCCGCATCATGTGTTCAGTTAAAATAGCCTCGCAGACTTGCCCTAACTGATGCTTGTCAGTCGGCAATCGCCGCCATCCGTTGAGACAAACGCTCTGCCCTCTGCGGCGTTTGCTCATGCCATCTGGAATTTAACATCTCAATGCTTCCTTCGCGCCACATTCGTTTCTTTATGAGATCGTTAGTTTTGCGAAATTTTAGAAGGCGCGGCATTCCTAGTTGAAAACACATATTTGCAATGATTTTTCGCGCTTCATCTGGAAGTGAATCAAAATCAGTAAAAATTATGTGACAATCTGCGATAGTGTTTTTTATATCTTGATCGAAAAGTTCATTAACTCTTTCTTCAGTAATTTTCGTGCCGACAGGCAAATTATATTCTGGCTCATGCCCCAAGCATAAGTGGCCTATCGCACACGTTTTAAATCCCAAATGATCCAAATATATTTCATGCTTGACCCCCTCATCAGCCGCAATTTCTTCACGCAATTCTTCGAGAAAAGTCATTTGCTTACACCTTTAAACTTTTCAAAAGTCCTGAGGCCGCCCAATCCGAGCATCCCCATAAGGACGGGCATCATTTGACTCATATCCATTGCTGGTAAATCAATCAGGTATCCAGTGTTTGCTAGAATAAATTGCAAGATAGGAGTTGCGACATAAGTCCAAGCAAGTGCAATTCCGCACGACCATCCGATAAATGGTCGCCAACCAGCAACAAAAATAGAACGATGACTTGCTTCAGCTTTATTTATCTCCAATTGTGCAAGGTCAATCTTTGCAAGGTGCGTTGTCAGTTGCGCTTCTATTTCACGTTCTGCTTTTGCCTTGGCCTCTTTATCCTCTGGGAGAAATCGTCCAATGACATTTGTCACCGCTGGCAGTATTGAGGGGAGTAATGCCTGTATCATTTTTTAGCCTGTGTGAAAGATGTTGCCCCAAAGTAAACAGCAACCAGACCAGAGAGGCCGTAAAATATTGGGCCGACAGGCGCATTCTTATACGCATCTGGATTAACAAGAACACAAACGACCGTTGCCGCCATCAAGCCTAGTGCAGCCCAGCACATGAGCCGCCTGTTAACTTGGTATGCTGCCTTATCGGGGATGTTTTCATCAGACATAAATTTCCTCATTAACAATTAAAAGAATATGGTTTTTAAAAATTTCTCGAATTTGCTTTCGACTTGTTGCAAAAACTTCTACGGCAATATTTGTTTTCAAAGTCTGGTCAAAAAGTTGAATTGTGTATTTTTTCATCGTTTTAAAAGAGGATTATCCAAAGCTCGTTTAACTTGCTTTTGAATCCTTGCTTCAAGAGCATCGAGTTTTTCATCAACCGAATTAATCTTTGAATCAAAACGCTCACTTGCAGAAGATATAATGTCGCGCATTGTTTTCTCAGCTTGTCGCATTGCGGCACGGGTTTCGCTATCAGCGGTGCGGCTGCGCTTATCAACGGCACTAATTGCGCTGTGTAGGGATGCCGCATCTGCGCGAGTATCTTGCCGCGTATCCCTAGCAATGGTTTGTATTTCACCAACTCTGGTAGTGTTTGCCTTTAATTGCTTTTGAATTAAGCTAATGCGTTTATCAAAACCACTTAAATCCGGTGCTGTGTATGAAGCGATTTTTTTCTTCATATTCTGGTAGTCTTTGTACACTTCAAATGCACCGTAGAGACCTCCAATAAGCGTGGAGCCAGCCATCAGCACAGCTACCATTTTGCCTCCTTTAAACTTTACGCCAGCAAATTCAACTTCAGCCACTATTTACTCCACTGACTTTCAACAAGCGCATCGTGTTGACCGTTTGATTGTCCGATAAAAGAATAATTATTTGCGATATCAACTATTGAGGGGCCGTCTGGCACGGACGAACTACTGAAAAAATTAGGTGCATCAGGTATAGTTGCGCCTTTAAAAATTTGTCGATTGTCCGCAATCATTCCCATAGCGACCAACGTGACCGTCTGTGCGGTGCCGCCATATTTTTGAGAAGGCGCAATATTGTTAACAACTGTTTGAGCAGCAACCGCAGGGGTTACAGGAACGCTCACATTTACGGCTGGAGAATTTGTTGGACCTTGCACTTTTGTTTTTGAACTGCCTTTGGCCTTTGGCTGTTTTACCTTTGCCTCAATCTTTGCTTCAGCTTCGTTGGTTTGTTCTTGCTGAGTTTCGGATGGCTCCACAACAGGCGCAATCGTTGGCGCGGCTGGCGCTTCTGGCTCAACCGTTGGTGCTTCAATTGAAGTTTCAGCAACGGGTTCTGGAGTTGAGGTTACTGGTGGGCTGACAGTTGGAGGTGTTGTGGAAGGTGTTTCTACTGAAGAGAATGTTTGCAAAATCGGAATTGTTGTCGAGACTATTGTCGTTGTAACAGGAACAATCTCAGGCTCCACAGTAGCCACATCCATGATGGTCGTTTCGGTCTCTGTTTGGATGACATCATTTATAAGAGTTGTTGTATCCTCAACAACCAATGCTGTCTGATAATCTATCGTGAGGCTTGGATCAGAAAACTGCGGTCCATAGTATCCTGTAGGATAACCAGCGTCGATCCCGAACAGAGAGAGAACCCCTGACAGAACACCGTAACTGTTTGAAGCAACCGTATCTGAATATGTAAAATTTCTGATACCTGTCCAATCTAGCTCTTCCTGATGGACAAAAGTTTCAACGGTTGTTGAACCGTCTTTTAGCGTTATTGTAAGTTTAAACATATCACGGCAATCACCAGACTGAAGAACACCGTTAGCGCAACTGGGCAAACGACTGTTTGAAGAATGGCTATTAATAGTTATGCCGCTATTGAGAGTGAAGCCCTGGCGCACTTCTGCTTCCGTCAGCGGCACATCAAAAGTTGAGGTGTATGTGCCACCGCCTTCGTTGGTGCCAGAAGTGCAATACTGACCAGAACTACACCCCCATCCTTGACCTACTGAAGTTCCGCCACTACGTGAAAACTCGCTTATGTTTGGTGTGAGGTTTGAGGTTGTTTTATCCTCTCCTTTTGCAGAAACGATTGAAAATAAAAGGATTGCGAGAACTAACAAAAGAGGACTAAGATATTTCATTCTATATTATCCTCTTCCTCAGACTCAGCTTCTAATCTTTTTTGTTCTGCTAATTCTTTTGCCTTTATTGCGGCAATTTGTATCTGGCTTCCTTGAGGCGATTTCATAGGATTTTTCAACCACGAGGCTTTGGCTTTGGTGCCTATTGCCCCTTCAAATGGACAAGGTGTCCCTGCCGCCCACATTGCATCAAACACTCGTTTGTCCTGACACAGCATAGAGACACCAGCAACCTTTAACCCCATGCCATACAAACTACGAGCCAGCTTTAATCGTTCGCAGTTTTTGTCACGCACCGTGGCACCACCACTGACACCAAAAACGGAAGTCTGTACCGCACCGCTTACCCCGGAAACGCAGACATCAGAGTTGTTAACCACAACGGAAGGTGATGAAGCCGTTGCAGGAGCTTTGTCGATTACGGTACTTCCAGTTGTATTTGAGGAGGTCGTGTTAGATGCTGTTGTGTTTGATACTGTATTGGAGGAACTGCTGACGGTATTTGAAGAAGAACTAACCGTATTGCTGACGGTGGTATTTGTAACTGTATCAGTTGAGGATGCTGGCAATGTACAAACCGAAAGAATTGCAAACGCCAGCAAACTCCGTTTAAACATTAGATGATCTTTTCTTTGAGAAGAACGGCACCTACGGCTGCTGCGGCACCGACAAATCCAACCCAGCCCCATTGGGTCATCATGGCTATCACAACACAACCAACGGCTACGCCAGCCCATGTTGATGGTTCTTTAACTCGGTCCATAATCCAATCCATAATATTCTCCTTTAAAAAAATGTTTTCAATAAAGCTGTCACGAGCGCGACAATAAGAGTTGAAATTATTATCCACGCCAGTTTCTCCCATCTTGCTGAATGTGCTTTGACCTGATGGCTTAATGCCTTCAGTTCGTAGGTGCATTCGCGCCAACGTTCGCTGCATTCTTTTTCATGTTTTGCGATTGCATCGAGTGCTGCATTTGCCAGTTGTGTAGGAGATTTCCGAGCCATCTAACTTTTACTCCCTGATTTTTTTTTTGAAATTACAGGGGCAAAATTTCCACCCATGTCTAAAATACAAAAAACGTCTTTTTGTACTTTTGCGATAATCGTCCAGGTTCCCTCTCGTGAAACGTAAATTGTTATTAGCGCACCTCGGCTGCTCATCCCTTTTGCAAGAGGTTTTTCATTATGCTTTTTAAGCAAAATCGGAGCCGGATCATCAGGGGTACACCCGATAGTCGCGTTAGCATCTGGGCATAAAAAAACCGTCATAAAGACGGTCATTAAAAATATGCCCAAGTGTCTCAAGTTAAACTCTCGCTTTCAACACGATCTTTAAAGTTTTGCTTTACCTCATCCGTCCAGAGAGTTGTTGCAATGTCTTGAACTTTTGAATCTTGACCACTGACATCTGTGTCTGTGTGCGTCCAAACCCCTTCATCATTTTTGCTCGATGAATAAGGAACAACACAGTGTCGGTGAGGCGTTCTTGAAATTTCAACACCATCCTCTTTAACAATCGAATCCACTCTTACACTGATTGCTCCTGTGGTTGCATTTGAGTCGATTTGAAAAAGTTCTGTTTCTTTTGTTAAAGCCATAATATTAATCCTCTATTTGCCTACTTTTTTCATCGCTTGCCTGTGGGCTGCGGTAAAAGTGCTGCCATTCCTCATGGCTTTTCTCATTTCAGCCATGTGCTTTGTGGTGTGATGAGCCGCGTGGTTTTTTAAAGCAGCTTGTTGACGAATGGTTAATTTTTTCTGCTTTTTTGGCATTGTTTAAACCTGATATACACCACTGAAATACATATAACGGCCCGTGCCAGCGTTGTGTGAGACTTCAGACCAAGCGGCGGCTGTCTTTGATTGGTAAAAAGCAACATCTGCTACTTGAAAAAATGGACAGATATTTGCTGTTCCAGAAGAAATGGTTGCCATTGTATGAAACGTCACATTGCCCGTCATTTGATTGCCTGGACTTGGCGTGAAAGGTAAACCTGTCACCCTGATACCGCCAGCGGCTCCGGTTGTGTTTACATTCGCAAAAGCGGCTTGCACATATACTATTCTACCTACTTTGGTATAATTGCCTGTGACGGTAACAGCAGAGCTTGGGTCGGTGGTACTACCCTCTAACGTAGCTGTCCAATTTCCCGTTTCGTAATCCGAGAGCAAATTTGCGGCTGTAGCGGCTGTAACTCCTAAATATATGCCTTTACTGGCAGTGCCAAAAACAATATTTCCAGCGCTTATTTCAACATCAGTCCCGCCTGTCGGAACATTGACAACGGTGGTGTCAGCATCGTTTTTAATGGTTACGTCATCCGTACTTCCTTGGCCTGTTAAAATAAGCCCTTCGGCGGCGGTATAGCCCATTGCTGCATCATCGCCAGCACTCGTGTCGCCAACAGCATTTACGGTGTTGAATTGAGGGTCTTTCAAATGCGACATCAACTCGCGGATTGCGTTGTTAATTCCGCTGGGAGGACAGTTTTCTGCGATATTAACATCGCCAACGACGGTATTATTTCCCGCAGTCGTATCATATTCAGAGCATTGGTCTTTTGCCATAAAATTGCCTCATAAAAAAACCCGCTAAAAGCAGGTTGGTTGTAAAGTGTTAAAAAAGTTCAGACCCAATATTAGGATCACTTAGCAAGCCTCTTATCGCGCCTGGGCGAACATTACTTGGTGGTTTTACATCGCCAGTTATGGTTTTTCTCAAATTTCCTACATTACGTTTTGTAAGAGCAGAAGCACCTCGTCTTGCTGATTCTCCAGCTGCTGCAATTATTCCGGCAATCACAGGTTCCCCATAATACAACGGCACCATAGTTGGTACGGCTGATATTGGGCCTCTAATACTCGCTATTCTGCCAATAATTCTTGCTAAATTTTCGCCTTTACCACCTTTAACAATTTTGATTATTGCTTTTTGTTCTTCAGCACTAAAACGATCAATAGGGCTAGATTTGCCTGGGTTTTTTTTGGCAAGCGCCCTAAACTGTTGTCGCAACGCTGTTTCTAAACCAGCTTGTGTATAATTTGCGCCAGCCGCCAACTTTGCATTTGCTATTATATCTTCAATCACTTCGACTTTTTTTGATCTTTGCCAAAGTTCACGGGCTTTTATTAAAGATGTAATGCCACTTGCAGCATTACCAATTTTAAAAGATGAAGGTTTAAGAGCTAATAAGTGTTTGTCAAAAGCATCAATAGCAGCACCGACAATTCGACTTTCATCTGGATTCCTTGCTAAATCTCTAAATCCTCTTCTTAATTGGTCTAAGCTCATCAATGTTTCATCTTTAGAATCTTGTCCAAGTATGCTTAACGCCTTTGTTACTTTTGGGTGCAAGTTTGCATTGTAACCTTCTTTTTTTATAGTTTTAATAATATTTTCTCTGAGGCGTAAAACTTCATTTTCTGGTAAAACAATATTAGCGTTATCAGCCTCTTTATATGATCTTGACGCGGCGGTTTTTAATTGATCGCCAGTTGTAAATTTAAAACGAGGTGTACCAGCTTTGCCAATTGCTAATCCTGTTAAAATAGAAGATGCTAAACCAGCCGCCGGACTATCTGTTTTTTCCGTTACAACTTGACTTGTTGCAGCCGCCGTTGGTGCAACAACCATTTGAGTTTTTGGAGCCGTTGCTAGAGTTCCACTAATCCCTCGTAAAGTTGGATTTGCTGCTACCTGAGAAAGCCTCAACAATCCAGGCAATTGGCCTCCAACCATACCTGATGCTTCTCCCGCAGCCAAAGCTGCACGTTCAGCGGTAGTTTTTGGTTTGTCACCAAGAAGACCTTGTATGTATTTACTTGTCGGAACAATTTGTGCTTTTGGAAAACCCAAATTTCTAACCGCTGCATTGTACCCCTGACTTATTAAATCAGCGAGTGGTAAAACAGTGCTACCAAGGACAGTACCGCCCGCCACTCCTTTTGGCCCTAACGGACTTCCGAGTTTAGCCCCTAAAACGGTACTTGCTAAAACGGGTGAAGCGCCTTGAGAAAATTTACCCAACAAACGACTAATGCTTGAGTCTGACGTTGTAGGATCAATGCTTGAGTCTGACGTTGTAAGATTATTAAAATTAGGCTGTCTTTTTTGTGTCCCGCCTTGCAAAAGATCATCGAAATTAGGCTGTCTTTTTTGTGCCATTATTGTGGTGCTCCCAACATTTCTGGAGTAATAAATTGACCTACATCAGAAAATCTTTTCATAATTTCTTTTAGTTTAGTTGGGTTTCGACGTAAGGCTTCCCTTCCAGCCTCAATGGCTTGATCCTCTGGCAGTTTATTTATTAAATCTCTAAAACCTAATTCTTTAATTTTTTCCGTAGTAAGATATTTTTTTACACCCATCAAAACATGAATAAATTTATGTTTAACTCTATTAAGTGTGCCTTTAAATATTTGTAAATTTGTGTTTTTGGGGTCTAATGCTCCAATGCTGTCTATTAGTATTTGTAATTCCTTTTGGTTCAGTTGACCAAAGCCAGTAGCACCTTGTTTTGACGCTTCTTTCAGTTTCATCATTGTCCCTAGTACCACTTGACTTTTTAGAGAAGCAACGTGGGATAATAGTTTTCCAGCATCAGTTTCAGAAACCCAAGATATTGCTCGTGAAGCTGTTCCTGTTAAAAAATAGTCAGGAAGTTTCGATTCCCTCATTATTTTTTCGATACCAGCTATAGATTGTAATGCGACCCTGGAAGTGTTGCCTTTTTGACTAGCTGTTTTTAATCTTTGTATTTCTTTTTCTTTCTTTTGAACATCAACCTTACCACCCTCTATCGGAACAACTTTTGTAATGTTTCCACGACTATCCCTTTTAATTGTAAAACCAGCATTCGCCATCTCTATATTTAGATTTTGATCCGCTCTTTTTTGGGTAAGTGGCTGCAAAGACGGTTGTTTATACCTCACCCACTCTGCAAAATTTCCAGGGAATCCATTTTTTTTAGCAAACCGAAACTCTCTCACTGAAGTTGGGTCTTTGCGTATCCCTCCCTTTAATCTAGCTAATTCTTTTTTTTGTTCAAAACTTAAAGACTCAGAAGGTTTTGCTGTCAGTAAATCAGCATAAGTTTTCATTCCCAATTTATCATCAATTTTACCAAGACCCATCAAGGCTCTAGCTTTTGCTGGATCAAGAAAAGACAAATGGGAAGGTATCGTTGTTTGCGCTTCTGCGGCTTTTAAATAATTAGGTGCCGTTTCCATAGCCCGTTGTGCGTCGTATTGTGCAAAATCTTCGGGGAATAATTCTTCACCATATTTTGCTGTTTCTACATTTACAGCGCCTTCTGGGAGTAGACTTTCTAACTGTGCTTGTTGCAGACCGCCCCGCATTGCAATCTGGCTTGCTGCTACTGGATCAATCGCTTTTGCATCAAAAAATGAACGCCGTTTTTCCCTATCTTCAAGTTCCTTTACAAGAGCGCGGCGTTTCATCGCATTTGTTAAAGTGTTCTGATAAACACCCATAACCTTCGACATATCGAGAGCGGGAGGCGTTGGTGTTAATCTTGGCGCACTTCGATTTCCTATTTGCGCTCCAAGATTAAACAAAGCCATCAATGCAGCGTTTTTTTTGTCGCCAGCACCCAACAATCCGTATTTGACTAAATCATCCATTTTAAAATAACCCAGCTTGTTTAAAATAATGTGCGGCTGCTCCAAGGTTTGCGAGATTACCTATCCCCTGCCCCACACGATCCTGATAAATCGGTTGCGATCTACTTCCACCAAAAGTACCACCGCGAATAGAGGCAAGAAAATTTTGCAAGCGTTCTTCTGGTTCGTTTTGCATAAAATTAAATCTCGCAATGTCATCTTTTAGTGCTTCAGCCGTTTTCCTTTCACGCAAAGCACCAAAATTAGAAAGACGGTCAATATCCGCATAATCAGCCGCCGCCAAAGTTGGAGCCGCCCGTGCCGCCGCAAAACGATTTGCAAAATCTGTTTGTGCAAGATTTCCAATCGCCCGTTGTGCCGCAATCTGATTTTGTCTTTCTTGAGCGTAATTTCTTGCATAAACGGGAGCCAGCGCACTTGTCATTGCAGAAATGTTTGCGCCAGAGCCTAATCTGCCACTGCCCGAAAAAGCTCCTTGAACCTTATCGATAGCGGGTTGCAAAGCATCAGAGAGATAAGGATTGTTGCCACTTAAAAAATCACCTTGCGCTGTTGATTGCAGCATCGCGGCAGCGGGGTTTGTAAAGCCACCCGTCATCGCGGTTTGCGTAAAATCCTGTGCGCCGCGTAATAAAGGAGAACCACCTGCCGCCCGTGCTTCACCCATGTCTAAAGCAGCTAAAGTTGTAGGAGAAAAATCTATATAAGTTTGGCCCGGATAGTATTCTTTTGGTACTTGGTATAAATCTTCAGCACGTTGCATACTGCTTTCAAAAAATGGTTTGGCATACGCAGGGGGGTCACTTGTGATTGTATGCACACCCGATTGTCTACTACCACCACCAAAAAGATTTCCTAGAAAACTCATTTTAAATTTCCTTTGATAGAATTACCCCAGCTTGGCGAAAGCCATCGAGCTTCTTTTGCCAGCCAGGACGTCCAATTATTGTTACCTTGTTTATTCCGCGCTCTTTTGCGTCCTCTACAATTTCGCGCTCCGCTTGAATCAGGTCATCAAGATCACCGCCAGCAAGCCAGAAATGAAGCTGTCTTGCCGCTGGCAAATCAAATTCCTGTGTCACAACTGTTGATTTTTTACGCTTGTATAATCGAGCATCACCGTTTTCGATCATCTCAATAACATCATCAACGCTATGAGTGTCACCCGCACGTTTTAGTGCATCAGATAAATGTTTCCGCGATTTACCCAATAACAACATAGTCAAATATTCTGCTTGTCGTTGCACTTGGATGTGTAATTGTAAAACTGTTTTTAGCCCTTGCCGAAACATAGGTAGAAGCAATTTCACCCGCCGCAGCACTAGTCGTTGGCATGAGCAAAATTACACTTTCCTTACCAACTCTATAATCATTCACCACTGTCGTTGTTGCAGAATTTGTAATTGTAACCGTACCGACCGCGTTGAGTTTTCCAGAAAGGATATTATTAACGACCTCTGTGGTTTCACGCTGGTCACTAAAAGGCGACAGAGCGCGAAAGTTTGCAGTCGCCATCAGCGCATTCCCATTTGCTGAATATCAACATCAACACCTTGGGCTTGTTCCCAATCACCTGAGAGGCTTAAACGAACACGATGATAAGTTCCACTAGATCGAACAGGGCAATACCCATCTGCATTCTGGCTTGAAGTTGTGCCGAAAGAAACGTCATCGTTTTGCCTTAATCTTGAACCAATCGCTGCGGAAATCGTGGGCGCGGTTCCTGATGCAGACGTAACGTAGGGAATAATATTATTAACAAGACTGCGCTTACCTGGAGAAACATCAAACTCGCCTGTTTCTAACGTCGCTTCCAATCGGTCACCTGTAAAAGACTGAACCTTTTTATCTTTTGCACCAGCAAAGAAAAAAGTACCGCCTTTCCAAATACCGTCATCCAGACTTGCCGGAATAGAATCAATACTTGAATTAATATTATCAAGATTTTCAAGCGTGTATCCAGCTAAAAAAAGAGGCGCTAATGCCGTTGTACTTTGTTCAACATAACTCCAGCGGTTTAAGTTATAATTATAAATTAAAATTTCGTTATTTGATCCATCTTCGGAATCAGTGTTCGGATATGCCCAAATCACATTTTGATTCATTGGGTCAACTGATGCGACCATATTTTCCTTGTTCGCTATTTTAAATCGCTTAAGAAACCATTTATTAACTTTTTCGGCACCAATTGAGACAATCTCATTGCCCTTTAACATGTGAAAGCCGTCATCGCTTAAAAAGAAAACAAGACCCGCACCAACGCTTGCAACACTGCCTGGAACCGTACATCCTTTCTGATTTGTTAAACGATCAAATTGGTAAATAAGTGGAGCGCCCACAAAACTGGCGCGAACAATTCCTCGCTCAAAAAGAGCAATAAGATATTCACCACCAACAAGCCCTGTGCAATCACCCACATCAACAACGTCCTGATAGTCTGATAAGCTTGTTCCGACTGTCCATCCTGTAGCACTGTTGATGGCAGACCATCGTACTCGATAGGGAGTCACGCCGTCCGTATCATTTGTAAATCCACAAAAGACCTGATCTTTCACGGTTGTAATAAATTTTGCCTTTGGTGGTGAACCACTAAGATCAGCAAATGCACTGGCACTGTCTATGGTTGCCGTCTGGATATTATCGGTAAAATTAGTTGCTAATAAAGTTTCACCGAATTGAGCAAATTTCCAGACATCGCCTGATGCGGTTGAATAGCCTCCTCCTTTGGATTTATCAGTTAAGGAACTATCTGACGCATCCATCCTGTATAATTTTGCACTATCACCAACATACAAAGAGGTATCACCATCATCAGCTTTTCCGGCATACATTCCAAGAATGTCATTAGTTGCTGCGCCCGATACTGCGGCTAGTTGCCGATAGCTTCTATAGCCCTTTAACGCAGGGATGACGTTTTTTGCAACCGTTGCACCAGCATTTCCAAGGTGCGGCTGATCGGGTACAAATTCACCAAATGGTATCACTGGTTGCTCCAAGTATGACTATCAGTTGTCTGTTCTGTCCAAGTATGACTGCCAGCAGCGATAACGCTAAACGCCGGATCATCAACTGTTGGCAAGTTCCATAGCAGTTGTGCAGCACTGCTTTCGTTTATTGTAATATTTGCCGTTCCGCTAACGCCTACCAGAATGATAGCTGCTGCGCTTTCAGTAATAGCAATATCAGAAGAGCCAGATACCGAATGTATTCTTTTAACCGCACTGCTTTCAGTAATAGCAGCACTTGCTGAACCAGAAACAGAAAGAATTAGAACAACCGCGCTGCTTTCAGTTAAAGCGATATTTTCTGAAGCAGAAACAGTTCGTAAGCGAATAACCGCACTGCTTTCAGTTAAAGCAATACTTGCAGAGCCGGATACGGGCTGTATGCGTGTTAAAGCACTAGTCTGGGTGACGGCTACACTGGCTGATGCAGAAGCCTCAAACCTTGACCAGTTGGCAATGTCTTCAAGATTTCCATAGGAATCAAGAGAATCAATATTTCCCCAATCGTCTAGCTGCTCTAAAGTGGGGCCGTGGATCTCAGCCATATCAGGCAGCCGTTATATCAAGCTCACCAGCCGCAATTCGTAGAATGTCACCAGATGCAACAGCCTTACTCGCGGAAAAAGCACCATGTATTAAAAGAGTACCAGAAGTTGAAGCCGTAAAAAGACCCCAATGACTAATTGTTCCCCAACTTCCTGTTGCCGTTGGAAAATCCACGGTACTCGTATTATCCGTTGCCCCACTAGAAGCGGCATCAAAAGCGATTGACTGACGGGCGTATCCGTTTCCAGATATTTCAGTACCGCCAGAGCCATCATCCGTAAAAGAAGCGGTGTTGAGTCCGATATAAACCGTTGACGGCCCTTGATAGGACGTGTTTCTCAAAATCGCATCAAGGATAGTGTTTTCCAAAGTGTCAGAAAGCGCACTCATGCTATTTCTCCATATTCCGTTGATAGTGTTAGTGGACTGCCGCCATATTTAGCGCGGTCGTCATCCAGTTTTATTTCAGTAATAGCGCGGCTAAAAAGTGTATCGTGCTGAGTCTGTCTCTGGGTATCCATCAGATAACCAAAGGCTTCCGTAAGTGCGCCATGCAAATACACATCAGGATAACGGGTCAAAATTGTGTTTGACGTATTGCTGTCACTCAAAGCAGAGATATTGGCAATGTAATCTATTTCAAGTTCGTAAGTAGAGTCCGGCGTTGGCCTTAAATAGAGTTCTTCACCGACAACCGAATACATTTTTGGCTTGCCTGTCCCTGTGCTGGGCCGTTCAATATCAACCGCTGTCGGCGTATAGAAACCCAAAATTGTGCGGGGGTTTGTGTTTAAACGCACATGCCTAATTCGCCTGACATCGGTTGGCAAGGTTACGTATGGATCATCAGCAACCAATGCAGAGGTAGCCCTTTTTTCCTGTGAGCGTGTTTCAAGCTCACGGTTCATCCTTGCTTCGGCAAGGGTAATAAATTCGGGTGTTCGGCTTTGTAAGTCTGTTCTGGCAAGCCAGTTATCCAAAGCCGTTTGTAATTCTGCGTAGGTTGTTATCGCCATTAGACTGTGCCGCCTGTAGACCTAAAAAATCGGTTTTCGGGATCATTTAGCCACTTTTTCCATGCTTGTAGATTGTGGCGCGGATCACCAAGTTTTTTAACCAGATCGTAGTAAAGGGTTGCCGGAATTTCAGCGACCTTCTGATGGTGGCGCTGCGTGTTGCCAATCATGCTGCCCGACTTCCAATCATTCGCTTGGCGCTTGTTATGCTCAAGGATATGATCGACTTTTTGTTCAGTAACAACGTGGGTATCATCACCTTCTGTCTGGAAATACGTTTTCTTTCCAGCCACACGATCTTCAGTCAAAAGTTTTTTCATGTCTCTCTCTTTAAATAAAGTGGGAGAGGTTTTTACACCTCTCCCGTTACGGATTAAGTGGTTGAAAGATCCACGACAGCAGCGTGTGCTTTTGGAGCGTCCATAATAAGCGTCCACTCACTCACAATTGAGAAGCGGGTAGCATCGCCAACGGGGGCGACATCGCTTACCGAGAACATACGTCCAGGCAAGTGGCCTAAACTGTAGTGGTCTTTGTCGAGCAGCAAGAGTTCAGTGTTAGCTGCTTGACGATCAATCACAACATTCAACGTGCCAAAGTCCGTAAGATACATAGATCATTATGTTCGCCTTAGTTCGCTAAACTAAGACCGCTTTCGCTGCTGTACATTGCTTGCACCTGTACAGATCAGACCATATCATCACCCATAAGGGTGTCTGGCGCTTCGGCTGGGCTTCCAGCCTACTCCCTTTCGGGATGGTCGTTGCACCTTCCTCTTAAAAAAGAGGCTTGGATCAGGATTGTCTGTTGCCAGAGTTTCCCTGAGTTCACCAGATTCTCAAAACAGATTTCTCTAGTTAAGCCGCATACTTGTTTACGGAACCGATTATAATCGCATCGGTTGGAGCATTGGCAGTCATATGCAATTGGTTGGTTACTGCACTGCCGCTAGACAAATCAGAAAACGCAACCTTGTTTGCTGGTGAAACAACCATCATGTCCGGTTGTCCACCATCGTCATATGCCATTTTCATAGCACTGTCGATTTTTGCCAGAGTTAGTGCCGCATTCGTTCCAGCCATGTCTGATACGTTTGCGCCAGTTCCAGCAGGGGTAGTTGAAGCTGAGATTAGCTCCATGTTAGTGATGTAAGACAGGAATTTTCCAGCCTTACGAGGATCAGAAGAAGAACGAGCTTCGTTCTTAAACAGAGCCTTCTCTATGTCACGGCGTTGTTCAATACCTTTCAGTATTTTAACATAAGCCGTTTCTTTGTCCCGACCCGCGACATCTACTGCATCTAACGTGCCGGAAACTTGTGCTGCTTGCACAGATATTTGGTGGTAATTCCCAAGTCTTGTAGTAGCCGAGGGATTTACATAACTAAAATCTGCACCTTCGTTGACGTAGTTCGTGTCAACAGCAGCGGCAAGCTCTTGACGTTATGTTCAATTAAGGTCGTTAATCTTAATTCGCCTTATAAAAGGCTGCTGCATATTATGCTATGCAGAGCAGACCATATCTTCACCCATTATATATGGGGCTGGGCGCTTCGGGTTACTTAACCCTACTCCCTTTCGGGATGGCCGTTGAACCTTCCTCTTGCGAGGCTTGGCTGCTGATTGCCCTTCGATTTCTCGGTAGGGGTTCCCAGCAATTCACCCAGTTACAACTAGACTTTGCAGCCTAGCGAGGCTCTTTCAAACCTGCCATTCGTGAAAAACCGCTTTCGTGGTTTCTTTTTTCCCATTTGAGAAAATTGGTGTCTCATCTGGGTCAATCCTTGTAATGACATCAGATAACGACTCGCGCTGTCCAATGGCATTAGAAGTAGTCCATGTAGCCATAATTGGCCTCCTATTTAGTAAGAAGATAATCAACGGCAGCATCCATTGCATTTCTGCCTTTTTGCTTACCGATATTCGCGAGGGCATCACGCCTTCGCCTTTGAGTTTTTTGCTTCTTACTTTGAGGCTGGCCGCTTTTGGTCATTTTCGGAGCCTTGGTCGTTCTTTTTGTTGCCGCTGGTTTTGCTTCCATGAGCTTGTCATATAACATTGCTTTCCTCATCAAAGCGACTGCACGGCTATCACTAACCCGACTTAATTCGTCATTTGAATATCCATACCTTTGCGCGTAGGTAATGACTTCATTTTTTTCCGCTTGGGCTTTTTGAGAATCAGTCCATTCGGGAATTAATTCGGTCAGTCTAATACGCTCCTGTGCCATTTGCTTTTCAGCCTGGGCTTGCAGTTGCGTCATTTGTTCTTGCTGTACTCTCTGTTTCTCCTGTTCAATATTCTGCAAAGCATCCTTGCGATCTCGCGCAAGGTCTTTTTGCCGAGTGTATTCCATCGGGTTTTCTTGATACAGCTTATCCCAATATTCCTGGGGTGGCTCCTGTTGACTAAGGGCTTGCTCCAAAGTCTCAAGCTGGTCGGCGTAACGGTTTCGTTCGCCTTGCAGGTGTTCCAGTTCCGCTTCAGCAGCTTTACGCTCCTCTGCGACTTGCTGGGTTTTCCTGGTGTAGTCTGCATTACGCATATACGAATTTCTTAATTCGTCCAGCGTAACCTCAACCTCTTCCTCGCCAGCTTTGACGCGGTAGCGCTGTGGTTCTTCAACTACGGGTGCTTCTTCAGCTTCCTCTTCTTCTTCGGGTTCGTCTTCTTCGACTTCCTCAGAATCAGATTCTTCTGCTTCCGCTTCGACCTCTACCTCATCGGCTTCGGTGTCCTCATCAGAAGTCTCTTCGACTTCTAACGGTGCCTCCTCGCTAACTTCAACCTTATCCTCTTCAGGGGTATCGTTTGCCAGAAGTAAATTCACGGCATCTTCCCGTGATAGTAATGAAGTCCCATTCTCAAGGGTTGCTTCAGCCATAATGTTTCTCCAAAGGATGTTAGACTGCCCGTTGGGGCTTGGTCATCCGGCCTGTGGCAGGATTCTAGTGAACGCTGTTTGCGTCCAATTCTTCTGAAGCCATTGCGCCTGTGGTCATAACAGCTTCAAGTTGATCGTATATATCTTGCAAGACATGAACGCTTTGATAAAGACGCTCTCTTTCTTCAATCTGATCGGCTGGGGTATCAACCCACGCCTGTATGTAACGCTTTTGCAGTATTGAAAACGCTTCATCAAATACAGGATTTCTTAATACTTCTGCCGCCTTGGAACCGCGATTCATTTCATCGCGTAACCGTCCTTCATCAGCCATGTCTATGCTCTTGGTATGTTCGTTGAAATATCAGTCCCGGATGATGCTTCGATGCTTCTAAGCTGGGCTTCAAACTCCATCTCTTTCATCCGCAACTGGTTCTTCATTTCCATTTCCTGTTTTTTCAATTCCAGTTCAGCCATCATCTTTTCACGGGCAAGCTGTAATTCAGCCTCAACTTTCATTTTTTCGAGTTGAAGCTTTTGCTGTTCCTCGTTGTTTTGTGGCGCTTGCATTTTCTGCTGTATTTTCTGTTGCAGTTCCGGCGGCAAATTGTCGGGATCAAGAAAATAATTATCAATATCTTTATGACCGCTGGCTTCCAGCATTCTTTGCAGAGTGTTTCGATACTGGCCCATTGTACAAAGCGGATTATCCATTCCCATCTGGGTCAAGACCTGTTCCTGTTTTGCCGCAACCTGGGCAAGCATCGCCGCTTTTTGCTGATCGTCGCCATTGCCGAGGCCAACATTCACACTCACATCAAATTCATTGTCCCACATCTGCGGGTCCATCGGCACAAAAGTATTTCTCAAGCGCACCATGCGAGGCTGTTGCTGATGTTTCTGCACAAGTTGCAAAATACATTTCATAAGGCGTTTAACACCTGTCTCTGCAAAAACCCGCGCAATCATTTCTACCTTGGCTTGCGCTGCACTGACGGTCGCGGCAACAGCCGTAGCGGTGCTGGATTGCAACGCATCAGGATCAAGACCCATACTGGCTTTTGATAAACCTGTACGCATCTCACGCACTTGATCCATATAAGAAAGAAGCGGAAATGCACCATCCGCTACGCTGGGTGTAGTAAGAGGCTGCACCATTCCCGGCGCTCTCATTCTGACAACACCACCCGGTCTTGCAGAAATGACATCATCAATATTGACCTGTCCTTCAACAACGCCAACCCGTGCATTATTTTGGAGATACAGATTGTCAAGGCATTGCCGCAGAATTGCAGTCTTGCTTTGCTGCAAATCCATAACCAGTTCGGCAACACTTCGCCCGATTAGTCTGTGAGGCATAAGGATGGGTGAAATAACAGAAAACGGAAACATATAATAAGGCTCGTTTTCCAATATCTCATAAGAACTTCCTACACAAAGAAGACGGCGTATTGAAGCCTTGCCATCGTTGTTGTAGTCGATCTTTATGTAAACTTCGGTAACAAGCACATCCCGCATGGATGGATCACCTGATTCATCACCAACAGCACTTTCAAGGTCTTGAAAACGTGCCTGTTTTTCATTGAGTGTGTCGGTTTCCGTATACCCCGCATAGCGTTCTATTTCTTCTTGGTCATAACCCATGCTTACAAGGTCGCTCACCGTCATTTCGGTACGATGGGCAACAAAACGGCAATCGTCTAAATCCTTTGCCCGTTGATTAAATAAAAATTCTTCGGGTGGTATATTCTCGATTTTTACACGACCATCTTTAGTGGTCTTTCGTACCTTAATGTCAAAGACCATCGGGGCTGGCATCATTTGACCATCAGGGGTTATCTGAGGTTCGCCCACTTCCCTCGCCTCTTGCTCAAGAATCTCAATTTCTTCATCCATGAGCAATGCGGTTAATTCTTCTTCGCTTAAACCCTCATAAGAATCTTCAGTGATGATCTCCTTTTCATCGAAATAACTTTTGACAATACCAGCCTTTGAAATCAGTGCGTCTTTCATCCAGTGATGAAAAATAAGCCAGCCGTCATTATCAGCATTCAAAATAAAATTAACGTATTCCGTAGCCTGTTTTGCAGCCTCAACGTCCTCTGGGCCTCTTGGCTCAAACTTTACGAAATCATCAGTGGTCGTAAATATTTTGACAAGTTGGGGCAATATCCCATCAATTACATCAGCCACTTCAGTTTGAATTACCTTGCTTCGACCATCACGCTCATTGCCAAGCGGTTCGCCCAGGTAGTAATTCATTGCGTCAATGCGATCAGCCGCAAATTCGGTGTCGTGGTAATTGACAGCCTGTTCCATCTCGCCCTGCACGATTGAGTGCAGTTCAATGTCATCCATTTTCGCCATTACTTGCGCTTTCTGTAAGATACCTTCTTACCACTTTTTTTAGCGGCTGCTTTTGCTTTTCCAGGCTTTTTGTAGCTGTATTTCATTTTAGGCATTATCTTTTCCTTGCTGTTTTTGCGGCCTGTTTAAAAGCTTTGGCAGTGGGTGCGCCTTTACTTCCAGCTTTTCGCATACGCTCCCCGCTTCCGGCCTTAATTCGTTTTCTCTTGTTGGCAATATTCCTGTACAATCCTGGCTTTTTCATTTCCTACCATTTCACCTTATGTGACCAATATTTTGCCGATAACTTTGAGGTTGGTTTGCCTTGTGCATTATGTCTCGCATAGTAAGACTTGCGCCTTGCTTTATCTTTTGCAGTTTTTGGATTTTTCCCAGCACCTTTAACACCCTGTTGTCCAAACCTGATTAATTTGATCTGGTCCCCTTGTTTCGCAAGCACAGCGTGAGATTTGGTTTTATGGTTAGGTGTTTTTTTAGGCTTGTTATAGCCACTGAATTGTTCAGAACCACGCTTTACCAAGGGCTTTCTTCTTCATCCATCATGTCGCTGAAGTCTGCATCTGGATCAAAATCACTATCGTCGGAACCCTCACCTCGTCTTTCTTGGGCCATCGCGTCAATTGCTTGATATCCTCTTCCTGACCTTTCTTTCATTGCGTCCTGATCTTCTTTGGCTTCTCTTGCCATGTCGAAAGCATAGGCATCTCGTTCTGCTTTTGCGATAGCCTCTCTTTCTTCTGCCATTCGATCCTGTTCTTGAGAGCGACCCCAATTCATAGCCCCACCAAAGGTATCTTCAGGCCCGTAGGTCGTTAGTCCTCCCGCAAAACCACCCGCCATATTTTCATTATAACCAACAGGTGACCAATTTATATCATCGGTATAGGAGGCGTTGTAACTTGTATCGTAGTCGTTAGCGGAATTTGAATTAATATCGGTGCCATCCCATTCAAATTCATCGGAACTCATATCTGTTCCAGTAACACCTGTTTCAAAGGATGTGTCTGCCAATCCTTCCAAGTTACTTTCTAAATCACCATCACCACTTTCAGAACGATTAACAGCATCCAGTGCCTCATCGTAGGTAAGGCCATATTCCCTGGCTAACGCTTCAATGTCCTCTGGCGTTGCAACATCGTGTCCAAAAGGCGTAGAGAGAAAACCATCTGGCGAAAATCTTGCAGTGCCAACGTCAATAGTCGGATTGCCATCTACATCAAGACCGCGACTGTAGTTTTCAAGAGCATCAGCAGAATCAACATCAAACCAGTCCGGCACCGTTCCATATATGCCTCTGGTTCCGAAAGAGGTCATTCCTGTGGAATACGGCTGTCCATCAAACATGCCGTAGGAATATCCGGGCTGACCCATTTCAGCCATCGCACGGTTATAAGCCTGATTCTTCATATTGTAATTGCTGACGGCTTCCAGTATGGAGCCTGTAGGCGCTCCGATAACTGTACCCATAATATTTTCCGGCCTACTCATATAATTGGAAATTGTCGATACAGGGTTTTCAAGTAACCCAGCGGAAAATAATGATGGTCGATCTGCTTTCATTGCATCGCTAACGCTCTTGGCATATTCGCTTGCAATTGCTTCTGGCCCAACCGTTGTTGGTGTAAAATCTGCAAATCCGGTAGGACCGCCCACACTAAAATTCTCATCACTAAAACTTGTGGGAGGGCCGTCATCCCCAACAAACATTACAGGCTGGTTTTTTTCTTGGTTTTCTTCGTTTTTATTTTTTTCTTCTTCTTCTTCTTTATCTTTTAAACGCGGGGTTGCAACAACCCGTTGAAACGGAATCATTCCTCGTTCATCATAATTAAAGGGCGACAGGAGATTGTTTACAAAACGCCCCGCCGCAACAGGGACGGCTTGTCCTATCCCTAATAATCCCTGGTAAATAGCCATTTACACAATCCAGTTCGTATCTGTTTCTATTGTCTGTTTCCACGCAAACTTCGAGCCGTGGACACCAATTACTGCGTTACTCGCAAGTGTAAGGCAAAACGCATCTGCAATGTCTGGCGACCGAATACCGCGCTTTCGCATCTCGTCTTTCGATTCAATCTTAATTTTTCCTGTAGACGTGAACGCAAAACGCGGGGTCGCCAGTTCGTGTATGAGGGTCGCATCATCGGGTATCTTGCAGTCTTTCTGCTCAAACCATTCCCGTGCCTTTCCCCATAGCTCGTCGCGCATCCTCATGTATTTTTCGCTCATGCTTGCACTTTCCGACACGTTTATGCCCCGTGCGGGAAGATCAAGCTCAATTAACCTGTCAACGACACCAGCACCAATGCCGATAACGTCAACACAAATTTCCTGTGGGCGGTCGAGAATATTCGCGTTTTCATACTCGTTGAGTATGATACCCGCTAATTCCATCGTAGACTTGTCCCGCCAGCTTTTTATCTCTGTAACCGTGTTGCCCTTGCGCTTCACAAGGGCTGATTTGTCGTTGCCATACCTTGCACAATCGACTCCATAAATGACGGGGGCGACAGGACTTTCCTCAACATCGCGTGTCGTGGCGGCTGTTATCAGGTTGAGTGGTATATAAGTATCTTCATCGGCTACCGGAAATTCACCTAGCACCCTTACCCTGTAGGCGTTGGACTCCTCGCCATAGCGCGACTTCATGTCATCAATAAAGTCTTCGGACACAAGGGGGCTATCAAGGCAGCTTACCTTGCGTGTCCACCACCTGTCTGCCAGTTCTGTTTGAGTGCGGTAGAAAAACCCGCTGGCTCGCACAGGATTACCCAAAAGGATGGTGTGGGCATTTTTTCCCGACATGCTGCCACTACCAGACTCAAAGACTGTTTCTGGAATCCCTGACGCTTCGTCTGCTACCAGAAGGACGTTTTGGCTATGAACACCCGCTAATGCTTCGGGGCGCTCCTTTGAGCTTGTTCTGGCACTACAAAAGGCTTCGGTTGGACTGCTTTTTAAAACAATGCGGTCACTGGTTGCCTCAAAGAGTTTGCTGACGGCTTTCGGCATTTCCTTGAGCCGCGATTTTAACTCAGCAAACAAGGCATCAAATAGCTGGCTTGCTGTGGGGGCCGTGACCACCACCTTGCAAGGAAACTTCGTGGTCATAAACCACAAGATTATTGATGCGGCGCAAGATGATTTGCCGACACCGTGTCCCGAAACGACGCTACACAGCCTTTCGCCCTTGCCTATAGCATCCATGACTTCGCGTTGCCAGGGTATCGGCTTCATGCCGATTACATGCTCTGCAAATCCGGCTGGGTCGTTTTGGTAGCGTTCCAAAAACAAAGGCCAAGGGTTTGTCATTAATCCAGTAAACCGCCTTTTAATAAACCATAACGCCCTAAAATATCTAACGCATCGCTTGAGGGTATTGGCTTCATTCTGCCACCCAGAAACTTATTTTTTTCGTGGATCATGCGATCAAAAGCATCAGCCTGCGATCTTGATTCAAATAGCTCGAAAACGTTTTCCTTTTTAGCCCGTTTTAATGCCGTTAGCGGATCAAGTACCTTGCCATCCCAAACGGAAGGCACAACAATTACACTGCCGTCAGGCTCATCGAATTGCACTGTGAAAACCGTCGATATTGTACCGTTGTCATTTTTTACAGCATTTCCAAATGCTAAATTTCTTAAATGGTGCTGAGTTATTTTATCCATCTTATTTTTTTCGGGCATTGGTTTTTATTTGCTCATTTTTGCGCGGGGGGGTGTAAATAAAATCCGCCCCCCATCAAAAAAAAAAGGGGGGGGCAAAAACAAAAAGCACGGGGAAAATAAAGTTTTCGCCCCCAAATACCGCTGGAGAGATAGAGCGGTACAGATAACTAATCAGTTGGTTAAGTTAATAAAATCAATGGGTTATGTGACTTGGTTCCACATTTGGTTCCAATTTTGGCGGTATTTCTGGTTGTTTCTCTGTTTCTGTTGGCGTGGTAGCAAGCTCGGCTACCGCGTCGAGGTGCTGGCGCGTGTCATCGACCGACACAGCGCGTTTTTCCACCATCAACCCACCCAACTTAGCGAGCGCTACCAAGGCTTGCGCCGCCGCCGAATGCTGACCCGCGCCAGCCGCTGCCGCAGCACAGCGGCGCAACCCGCCCGTTATTTCTTCAATTGTTATGGCTTGCGCCTCAGCATTAAGCGCCTTTAGTTCTTCCACCATTACCGACACCTTACCGTTTTTCAACAGTTCACAGGCTTTCACGTGAACAACATTATCGGTCATATTTTCGGCATTATAAGCCGCACGGTATGCGGCGCTAGCGTTACCATCACAAGGCCCGACGTATTGTCTTGCAAATTTTTCCTGTTTTATCGTTAATTTTTGATTATGTTTCGTCATTATATATATACACGCATAAAAAAAGCGCCAAAAGCGCTCTATTTTGAGGAATTAAGGCACTATTTGAGGTTCACGGCAACAATTAAATTAAAAAAAGTTAATTTAATGCTTTACATTTGTAATGACGTAACGTAAATTATTATTACGGCAATTGTGCCGAACCTAAAAAAGGTGACAAGATGAATAGAGAAACTTGGTTAACAGAGGCGGCGCTTAGAATGGAGGCCGCCCTATTTCACCCCCTCAATAAATCATTACCCGAAAAATGGCGTGTTAGTTGTTCTTGGCCGTCTAGCCGTGCATGCGGAAAGGGCAAGGCTGGCACCATCGGCCAATGTTTTGACCCTAGCGCGTCAAGTGATGAAACATCGGAAATGCTTATAAGCATGTCTCAAGATGATCCGCTGGAAGTGTTGGCAATTCTTGCCCATGAAATGGTCCACGCCATCGAAGGCACCGCAGCGGGGCACGGCCCTAAATTTCGTAAAACGGCGCTTGCCATTGGTCTAACTGGCAAAATGACCGCAACGCGTCCAAGCGATGCGTTTAAACGTGACGTAACTCCCATAATTGAAAAACTGGGTGAATACCCGCACGCCGCACTTGATATAAACAAGCGCAAAAAGCAAGGCACTCGCATGGTCAAGATGGAGTGTAATTCATGCGGTTATATCGCGCGGACAACCAAAACAAACATTACAAATTATGGGCCGACAATTTGCCCATGCAACCATCAGCCAATGGAGGTGAAGTGATGCCTATCAATATCGATGAACTAGACGCAGACACCGTGAAAAAAATCGGTCTGACTAAACCTAAAAATTATACTTTTCTCGCAGAGCATGAACGCCAGTACGCAATCAAGGCTTTAGGCGTAATGGCTGGACTAAAGCAAAACGAGCGCAGACGTGTATTAAATCGCGCTTTAAAAATGAACGAAATTTAAACCGCACCAAGGGGGCGCTGTAACGCCCCCCTAGTGCTAACCACAATTGATAAAAGGAGTATCAAAAATGGCTAATTTAGCAACTAGCACAAAACCACGACCAGCGCTATATGTCGGAACCTACGCCAAATACAATTCGGGAAGCATTAAAGGCGCTTGGCTATATCTCGACGACTACAAGGATAAGCAAGAATTTTTATATGCTTGTCATGGACTGCATTGTGATGAGGCCGACCCCGAACTTATGTTTCAAGATTACGAATATATCCCTCAGAGCCTTTATTCTGAGAGCGGTCTTGACGACAAAATTTTTAAATGGTTGGACCTTGAACACGACCAGCGCGAATATGTGCAAGCGTATTGGGATTGTGTCGATCCTGACGCTGAAATTGACGCTATTAATGACGCATACTGGGGAACCTTTGAAGGTGAGCTTCAATATATGGAGGAATGGTTAGATAGCACCGGTATGCTGTCACAAATTCCCGAAAATCTCCGACATTATTTTGACACTGAAGCATTTCTGCGCGATTGCAAAATAAACGGCGACGTTGAATTTGCCGAAGGTGCTAACTATACCGTCCACGCATTCGGGAGGGTATAACATGAACTCCCA